AGAACAATCTACGAACGTTGATTCTGTCAAATGCCGATGACTTAGCAAGACCAGTCTTATCACCAAAGAGAACGATTCCAGAACCAGGAGTAAAGATGACTGAGTTGATTCTATTAGAATACAGTCTGTCTCTTTGAGTTTTGCTTGGGTTGTATGCCAGTTTAACGGCATTAAGAATAGCACCTCTGGTTGTTCCTGCTGGTGAGAACCATGGGAAGTTGTTGATATCGTTTCTGGCACATAGTCCAGCAATATCACCATTCAGAGGGACATATCTAAATGTATCGGCAAACTTATCATACATGTACTTATAACCACTATCAAAGATCGCATAAGATGACGATGTAACTGGTGCGTAGAAACTGATTACATTATTTGTAATATCAGCAGCAGAGTTTACAGTTACTGATCCAACGGTTGAATCATTCAAGAAAGCGAGTCTGTGTGGAGAAATAAAGGCAACTGCGTCCTTTCTTTCTTCAGCAACTGAGATTAGTTTATTAGCAAGTGACTGAGCACTTTCTTTGACATAATTTGCCGATCCCATTAAGAGGAAATCAACTTCATACTCTTCACTATTAGCAAAGAGATCATATCCAGTTGAAAGATTACCAATAGTTGAGGTTAGTGATCCACTGACTGTAATATCAGTACCACCATTATAGTTTTTACCACCAGCAAGAGTGAGGGTATTTGCCCCAGTCGCTCCAAAAATAATTGAATCCGTATCTTGATCCCATCCACTGTCTGTAGTAAGTGTGAACCCTGAACTAAATCCAGTGGTTACAATACCTGTTGGTTGAGAACCACCAAAGATGTACTGTGAGTTTGATGCGAGATACTTTCTCCAATAAGATGGTGATCCTACAGAGAATTCGGCATCTGATGCCTTTGAAAGACTCAAATGCTTCTCAAGAATTGTTCCAGCATTTCCACTTACAGTTCCTTTGTCATCAATTACAACAACATGAACTTCATCAAATCTTGCGTTTCTTGCTGCTGCGAATGATGATGTGGAAGGTCTGTCGGCAATTGTGTTCCAAGCAATCGTGGTGTTGTTTGAAAGTGCGATTGATTGTTGATCAAACCAATCTTGCTGAGCAGTATATGAGGTTGTTCCAGCAGCAGTTGATTGTCCGTTGGTGTGAATCGCAACAGATCCAGATCCAGAGAAAGCATAAACTCCAGATGGTTGATAATCTACTGTAGTTTCAGTTCCTGCTGCTGATACATGAGAAAGAACCTTTACGTATGCGTTAGTACCACTAATTTGCGTGATGACACCTTTTAGATAACCATCAAGTGTTGAGGTTGTTCCAGCACCAGGTAGAGTTGAACTGATTGCCTGTGTTACACCATAACCAACTTGAATGTTTGGTAAACCAGCACTGGTTGATACTCCAACAAGAATCTGATCTGCTTTGGCATCAATTAAAGCAACTTTGACACCGTTTGCCCAAGATCCAGGATCTCTTGCTGCTACTGTTACACCACTAATGGTATTTTCATCATAACCAAGATTGTTATAATCGTCCAGACTCTTGATTTTGATGCTAGATGCTGCTCCAGCAAATCCATTTTTTAGGTCTGTATCATCAGATCTTACAACTCTTAGTGATCCACCATAAGCAAGATATGAAGAAGCAACCATCCAATGCTCATAATGCTTGTCTGTTGGATAAGGCTCTCCAAAATTTTGAAGTAAGTCTGCCTCATTCTCTACTAAAATAGGTAGGTCTACAGGACCTTTTGCGAAAGGCGCTACAATTGCCCCAACAGCATCGGAGGTTGGGTCAATTCTACCAACTGTTAAATCAACTTCTCTTACTACAATTCCAGGAGATGCTAAATTTAGCGGCATCTTAATTCTCCGTCTAGTTCAGAATTATTCTAGAAATATTTATTAAAAAGGTTATTTTAAATGGGGAAATGGTGCGTGAACAATCTACCAGTCAGGATATTCCCATTCAAGAAAAGGTTTTCCTTCTTTTATCTTTCTTCTTCTACTTAAAATTCTTACTTTAGTACAGTCCTTACACTCATAAGAATATGCGGAAAGAAAAACTGCTCTACCTTTACGAGTCAAATAAAAATCACTAATTAAGTTTTTAACTTTACCGCATACTCTACATTTTCTATCAGAGAATAATATATGTTCTAATTCTATCTGATCATCAAAATCCATTAGAGATAATCCCACATATATGAGCGATCTCCATACTCATCTAGGTGCCATCTATCTCCATCACTATCAACAAAACTATCTGCCTCCTCCAAACCAGTTTGAATAAATCCAAATGGTGACATATCTTGTTCAATCTGATTTTTTTGCTCTTCGTAAATTCTCTTACGAACATCATTGTCCGTCATTTCTTTGAAATAGTCCTGAGCTACCAACCAAGAGAAAATTACAAGGCACATTGCTAGGTCATCATTACAACCTTCTTCTGCTTCAAAAGAATTGTGTCTCTGAGCAAAGGTTGTTAACTCTGATATGATCTCATAATCTACAGTTAATAACTTATCATCTTCTAATAAAGTCTTTAGGTTAGAACATCCCAACTTTTTAACTGCTGCGGTCATTCTTACACCGAGTTGAGATTTCTTTCCACTGAATCCAGAACCTACAATCTGTCCAGCACGACCTCTCATAGCACACATCAGAACATTATCATACTCAAGATCAAAGTGAAGAATGCTTGCGACTTGATCTCCAATATCATTAACCTCAATTAATAACCAAGCATCATTATATCCTTTTGCTACTTCGTGAATTACACTTGGAAATAGCATTGGTTTGATTTCATTATTCCTATATTTGGCAACGACTTTATACGGGAACTCGGTAATATCAAAGACAATAAATGCCGAATAGTCATTACCCAATCCACGAGCAACGTCAACTGTGATTAGATAATTATTCTCCTCTTTAGGTTGCTCATATATGTCAAGACCAGCATTTCGTTTGATTGGATCTTCATAAACAAGATTTCTTAACTTGGAAGGATTAATCAGTGTATTGACCGATCCTAAAAATTCGCACTCAAACTCAACCTTAAACTGTTGTTCTGAAGTATTTGCGATTGTTTGTTGCTTCCAGTATTCGTCTCTTCCAGGAACTTCAGACCAATGAACATCTGTGGGGACATATTCGTTCTTGCCCCTCTCAGAGTCATGCCACATACGGTAGAAGTGATTCATACCGCGTGGTGTAGAAACGATAATTACCTTCGTGCTTTGTCCAGAAGAAATAGTAGGATAAACAGAGGCAAAGAAGTCATCAGCAATGTGATTCGGGATGAAAGCGAACTCGTCAAGAAAGATGACATTATAGGATCCGCCTCGGACAGCAGATGATGAAGTAGAGTTAGATGAAATTTTGGAGCCATTTTCCAGTTCTAAAGATCCTTTGTTCCACGATATAATACCTTGCTGCATCCATTTAGGTAGATTCTCATAAGCAAGTTGTAGTCTTCCGAGAAGGTCTCTTGCCGTGGATGCTTTGTTTGCTAGAATAGCTATATTAACATTGTCGTTAAATACAGCATAATGTAACAAATATGAAACACAAGTCGTAGATTTACCCGTCTGGCGAGGCATCTTACAGATATTAAATCTATTCTCGTGGAAGTTCTTTACAAGTTTCTCTTGAAATGGATACATCTCAAAAGGAACAAGACCGTGATCCAGAGAAACGATCTTAATATAGTTCTTTGCAAAATATACAGGATCTTCTTTACATTTTAAGAATTCAATAATCTGTTCTTCTGTAAATTCAATTTGTGTATTTGCTTTTTTTAAATTTGGGTTACCAAGATAGACTTCACTCATAAAAAATTACCTACTAATTTCTTCCCAGTCCATTGATGCGTGAATATCTGCACCATTAGCATCAGAAGCACATACAATAGAAAGTTCATAAGGTGTTCTAGTCAATCCATCTCTTTCTAACTGGAACTTAAATAGTGCCTCTTTAAGAATATCTACTGATGTTGAACCTTGATTAGAACCATATGTATATCCAGATGCTAGTATTCTTCCACCAGTATAAGTTCCCCCACCAATCTTATATTCAACAGCACTATCAACACCAGCATCAGTCCAAGTTGCACCACTAGATGTTCCAGATGCTCTTACCTGCCAGTTATAAGTTGCATTATTTGTAATGCCTAGAATAGAAAGTGCAGTCATAATTACAATTGCATCTAATCTATTTGGTGTTGCTTTAAGACGAATTGATACAACTGTATAATAAGTTCCTGCTGTTGTTAAATCAACTGGTGTTTGGACTGGTGTTCCTACTGCCTGCTGTATTCCACGAAGTTCATAACCACCTTCTGAAATTACACTAGAACAAACTTGTTTCAGTGTGCTTGAACTTGTTGTAATTCCAGTATTTGCAATCTCATATCTCAAAGGTAATGATGCCGTTGTAATATAAGTTGAAGTGATTAAGTTTGCGTGATGGAATGAATGGCAGTGAATATCTAATGTAACACCAGATGGATTGAGATGCCCTGCACCAAGCATCGTATCAATATTCCAGTTATGTTGCGAAATTTGTGTTGTTATTCCAGTAGATAAACTTCTTTCTACAAAATATAAAGTACTTCCATCAAGTTCTAGATACATTCCATTATCTGCACCAAAGTATCCTACTCTTTGACGAAGATTTGCTTTTGCTGGGTTCATTACAAAGGTATTCATTACTTGTAATGATTTTCCTGGTTGATATGAAAATACTTTTGTAGTTTCTCTGATGATTGATGCGGTGCTTCCAACACCAACAGTCATATTAATCAAACCTTGTGCAGTTACAAATCCAACTGTTGAACCAGCACCAATAACTAAACCACTCCAAAGATTATTATCTCTATATCTGTGAGAACTGTCAAAAAGTGTTAATGGACTTGAAGTTCTTTGTCTACCAAATGCATCAGTAGATGTTGATGGCAAAGTTACTGATACTGTCGATAAAGTTGAAATTCCAACAGTTCCTGTAACTGGAAATGGATTATCAACAGTAACTACTTCGCCATTCTTATTGGCGACCATATTAACTTCAAAAAGAGTTCTCTCTTGATTTAAAAAATCTTGAGTATTTTTATTAAATTGTGCCATTAATCACTCACTCCAAGACAATCTTTCTGGTTGATATCTTTGCGTATTTTTAATTCTTAAAGAACTTTGTGATTGTGATGGGTAAATGTTATGAACAATTGCTCCAGGATATTCACCCTGAAGTTGTTCTGTGAGAG